TCCCTTATCGCACTCATCATCCTGATCATCGTCGTCGGCATTGTCGTCTTCCTGATCAACATGCTGATTGACCTCATTCCGATGGACGGCCGATTTAAACAGATCGCCAAGGTTCTGATCATCCTCGTCGCCGTCCTCATCATTCTCATGCGCGCGCTCCCCCTCATCGGCGTGAGCCTCTAAAGCAAAAGGCAGGTAAGTCATGGCTGCAGTTGATCTCTCCAACCGATCCAACAACGTCGTCGACCCCGGATCGAACGCGGCTGCGGTCACCCCGAACGACAGCACGGATCTGACTTACACCACCAGGGCTCTTTTCGTCGGCGGCGCTGGCAACATCGCTGTCACCATGGCTGGTGGTCAGTCCGTCACCTTCACTGGCGTCACTGCCGGCGCTCTGCTGCCAATCCGCGTTACTCGCGTTCTGTCGACGGGAACCACGGCGACGACAATCACGGCGATTTGGTGATGGCTGACTCTGAATCTACAGAGAGGAAACACCGCGGCCTTATCCCCTACCAGCCAGGCCAGAGCGGCAACCCGAGCGGCAGGCCAAAGGGCGCCCGCAATAAGCTCGGTGAGCAATTCCTCGAAGACCTTTACGCAGACTGGCAGGCAAACGGCGTCGAGACGCTTCAGCGCGTCAGAGACGAGAAGCCAGACCAATATCTGAAGGTCGTTGCCTCAATCCTGCCGAAGGATCTCAACGTCAACATCAACCAAATGGACGATCTGACGGATGACCAGCTTGTCCAGCGCATCCGATCTCTCGATGCAGCAATCCGGCCTTTCCTCGATGCTCAAGGAGCAAGCGATGTTGATGGCCGAGCTGGATCGGAGACGGCGCACTAATCGCCTAGCGGCCTACGCCCCTTATTCGAAGCAGGAGGAATTCCACGAGGCCGGCGCTCTCTTCCGTGAGCGTCTGTTCATGGCCGGCAACCAGCTCGGCAAGACATTGGCAGGCGCTGCCGAAGCCGCGATGCATCTCACTGGTCGTTATCCCGACTGGTGGAAAGGCAAGCGCTTCGATCGGCCGATTGTAATGCTGGCCGGCTCTGAATCGTATGAGCTGACCCGCGACGGTGTGCAGCGGCTCTTGATAGGGCCGCCGATGAACGAGGAGGAATGGGGAACAGGCTACATTCCGAAGGCCGATATCATCGCAACCACGCGCCGCTCTGGTGTCTCTGGCGCGCTCGATAGCGTCACGGTGCGTCATGTGTCGGGAGGGGCTTCAACGCTTCTCTTCAAGGCGTATGAGCAAGGCCGCGGCAAATGGCAGGCCAACACGGTCGACTTCGTATGGTTCGACGAAGAGCCGCCGGAAGATGTTTATTTCGAGGGCATCACCAGAACGAACGCCACGCGGGGTTTGATCGCCGTCACGTTCACGCCTCTCAAGGGTATGAGTACGGTAGTTGCCCGATACATTCTGGAGAAGTCTCCAGACCGCGAAGTCATCACGATGACGATCGACGACGCGGACCATTACACGCCGGAAGAACGGCAGAAGATCATCGACAGCTACCCGGCCCATGAGCGGGAAGCGAGAACGAAGGGCATACCGTCTTTGGGCTCTGGCCGGATCTTCCCGGTTCCAGAGGAAGATATCACGGTCACGCCCTTTGCCATTCCGAAGCATTGGGTGCAGATCGCTGGCATAGACTTCGGTTGGGATCACCCGACTGCAGCGGCTTGCCTGGCATGGGATCGCGACACTGACGTTATCTACGTCACGAAGGTCTATCGCAAGCGAGAGGCGCCGGTTCACACACACGCCGCAGCACTGAAGCCATGGGGTTCCTGGCTGCCATGGTCTTGGCCGCATGACGGCAACAACGACGTAGCGGCTGGCGAGAACCTGGCATCGCAATACAAGGCGCAAGGGATGCCGTTCCTCCCGGAGCGGGCAACCTTTGAAGACGGATCTAACAGCGTCGAAGCCGGCCTGATGGACATGCTGGACCGCATGGTGACTGGCCGGTGGAAAGTCTTCTCAACCTGCTCGGAGTGGTTCGAGGAATTCCGTCTCTACCATCGCAAGGACGGCAAGGTCGTCAAAGAACGCGACGACGTGCTGTCAGCCTCTCGATACGCGCTGATGATGAAGCGGTTCGCTGAACATGAGATGGAATTCAAGATGCCTGTCAGCAGATCGAAGGGAATAGTCTGAATGGCGGCACGGCGCGCAAAGAAGATTGATGAGGTCGATCTTAAGGCCCTCATCGCTTCCGAGATCAATGATGCAGAGGTGTTCGTCTCTACGGAAGTCGTGGAGGAGCGCGTTCGCGCCATCAACTACTACAACGGCGAAATGCCGGATACGCCGCATCAGGAAGGATGGAGCCAGTTCAAGAGCCGTGATGTTGCTGACGTCATCGGTTGGGTTCTCCCCGGTATCATCCGCGTATTCACGGCATCCGATCGCATCGTCGACTACGAGCCCACGAAACCGGGCGACGAGGAATTCACCGACCAAGCCTCAGACTATGCCAACTACGTCTTCTGGAAGGACAACGACGGCTACCGCGTAATGTGGGACGCCACGCACGACAGCCTTCTGCAGGCTGACGGCATCGTCAAGACCTATTGGGACGACAGCGAGGAATGCGAATACTCGGTTCACAGCGGGCTCGACGATAAAAGCCTGGCGCTCCTGCTGGAAGATCCTGACGTCGAGGTCATCTCGCAGAAGGAAGCCGAGCCGTTCCAGGATATCGACCCGCAGACCGGCCAGCCGATCGTCATCCCTTTATATGACGTCAAGATCAAGCTTGTCACCTCGAAGGGGCGACTGGTCATCGAGACGGTCGAGCCCGAGAACTTCCTGAAGGACCGCGAGTCCATCACGATCGAGGAATCGCGCTTCGCCGCGCATCGTGACCCGCACGTCACGCGCTCCAAGCTCATCGAGATGGGCTTTGATAAGGAGATCGTGGAAAGCCTGCCGCGGTATAACTTCTCCTCGTCGAGACTGTCACCAGAGGCTAACGCCCGCGACCCGTACCAGTTCGGCAATGCCAACGGCGACCCGTCCATGGATCGCATCGAACTGTACGAGTGCTACATCAAGGCCGACGTGAATGGCGACGGGATCGCGGAAACCATACTGGCTTATTATGCTGGCGCTTCTGGTGCTGGCGAACTTCTTGATTGGGAAGTGTGGGACGACGACCTCCCATTCACTCAGATTCCTTGCGAGCCTGTGCCGCATCGCTTCACATCGCGCTCTCTGGCTGGCGATGTCATGGACGTCCAGCAGATCAAGACGTCGGTAGGGCGCCAGCTTCTCAACAACGCCTACCAGGTCAACAACCCGCAGAAGGAGATCGAGGCCGGCAGCGTCATCAACATGGACGAGCTGGTCAACCCGACAGTCGGCGGCGTGGTCATTCGCAAGCAGGGTTCGCAGCCGATCAATTACACGGTCACGCCGTCCATTCTCCAGGATGCGCTTGCCACCATGGGCTTCATGGATCAGGTCATCGAGATGCGGACGGGTGTTTCCCGCGCTACGATGGCCCTTGACCCTGAGACGCTGCAGAACCAGACGGCGACGGCCAACCAGAACCAGCACGACAGCGCCTATTCGCAGGTCGAGCTTATCGCCCGCAATCAAGCTGAGTTGGGCTGGAAGAAGGTCTTTGCCAAGGTCTTGCGCCTGATCGTCAAGCATCAGGACCGGCCGCGCATGATCCGCTTGCGCGACAAGTGGGTGGAGATGGACCCGCGTCAGTGGAACGCCACCATGGACGCGCAGATCAATGTCGGCCTCGGCACCGGATCGCGTGATCGTGACATGGCTATGCTGAACAACATTCTGACGAGCCAGATCGCCATCACCGATCGCTTCCAAGCTTCTGGACTTGCCGACAAGGCAATCGAGATGATGCCGAAGATCAGGAAGACGTTGGTCAAGATCGTCGAGGCGGCCGGTATCAAGAACGCGGATTCGTTCTATCCCGATATCGATGACGCAGACCTCGAGCAGATCAAGCAGATGGCCGCCGAAGCCTCAAGCCAGCCGCCGCCCGAGGTTCAGGTGCAGCAGGCCAAGCTTCAGGCGGACATGCAGAAGTCGCAAGCCGAATTGCAACTGAAGCAGCAGGATCAGCAGTCCACGCTTCAGATGACTGCGATGCAGAACGAAGCGAATATCCAGCTCCAGCGCGAGAAGATGCAGCAGGACGCCCAGTTGCAGGCGCAGAAGATGCAGATGGATTACGAGCTTCGCGTTCAGCAGATCAACGCGGAAATCCAGTTGAAGCGTGAGCAGTTGAGCGCAGAGCTTGAACTGAAACGCGAACTTGCGGCGATGGGCCAGGAAAACGGCGGGACGCAGGTTTCGTCTGATGTCCGAACAGGTGGAGATCCGGGCTGATGGACAAGGAATTTCTCGCCAAGGAGGCCGAACGCCTCGCCAAAGATCCGGTGTTCCTCGAGGTTCTGTCTCGTATCCGTAAAAGCGCGGTCGAACAGCTCATCACGACCAACGCCGACGACAAGACACTCATTCTCACCCTGCAGGCGTTCGCCAAGATTTGCGACGTCTTCCCGGCTGAGATGCAGGCGATGATTGGATCATCGCAGGAGCGGCGCGTCTTCAAGGCCGTCTAAAGCCAACCAAGGATTATAACCTATGACTGATACGACAGCCCCCAGCGGGTCCGTAGAAGCATCCCCTATGTCTTTCGACGAGGGTGTAAGTGCCATTGAGAGTCTTCTTGGAGACGTCCCGGAAACGGATAGCGTCGAAGATGCAAAGGCAAAACCGGCAGATACCGTCACGGAAACGCCCGAGGGCGATGAAGACGACGCGCTCCTGTCGGCACTTGACGATGGAAATGAAGGTGAGGCTGAGACCTCGGAGCCCGCTGCCCCGGCGGCCATCCCAGACACCGTAACGGTGACGCTGGACGATGGCACGACGATAAGCATCGCCGATCTCAAGAAGAACCACATGTTCCAGCGCGTTTTCACCAAGAAAACTGAGGAACTGAAGGCGGAGCGTCAGGCTCTGCATGAAGAACATCAGCGAAAGGTGAGCGAAGCGGAAAACGAAATCCGCCAGAAGCGTGACCTTATCCTGGAAAACTACCACCTGATCGTTCCCAAGGAACCGTCATACGATCCGAATGACCCGGTCGGGTACATCGAGGAAATGGCTCAGTACCAAGAGCGCATGAAGATGCTGAACTCCCTGTGGCAGCAAAAGCAGCAGGAAGAGCAGAGGACGACCGAGCAGCAACAGGCGCAGTTGGCCGAGTATATGGCCGCGCAGAAGCAGTTGCTCGTTCAGAAGCTCCCGCATCTCAAGGATGACGGGAAGCGGGAAGCCTTCAAGAAGGATGTCCATGAGATCGGCGGCAAGGTCTACGGCGTCACCCCGGAAGAGGTGAGCCAGATCGCAGACGCGCGATACATGCAGATCCTTCACGACGCGATCGCCTACCAGAAACTGAAAGCAAAAGCCGCAACTGTTCAAAAGCAGGTGGTGGCAAAGCCGAAGCTGGTTCAGCAGCAGCGCATGGCCCCGCAGACAGTCCAGGAGAGAGACCGCCAAGGCCGTTTCGAGAGCCTTCGCAAGTCCGGCAGCATCGACGCTGCCGCCCGAGCAATCGAAGCCCTTCTCTAAGGAACAAAGCCCATGGCACAGCCATCAAACACCTTCGAAACTTATGATGCG